GGGTGACTGGAATGTATATCGCCTTAAATTAGTGGAAATGTAAGTTTGTTTCATAATAACCTTTTTAATATATATCAGTGTAAATAATCAAAACCAATTATTTTCTACCAGACCTGCGGGGTTTTAGTTTCCGTTTCGAGAACTTTTTTCTGGAAAAGAATTAATGCGTTTAAATTGACATCCATTAGTTCTCACGGCACTTTATTTCTTTCTTTGTAAGCGTCATAGTCACCCAGCCAGTTCTTATTAAAGGATAAAAAGAATATCTCGCATAGTCAGCATACCTGAGAAAAGAACCACCTCTAACATACCATCTTCTCTTCAACTCTTCTTCATCACCATCGATAGTAAGCGAGTCAACAGGTTTAGCATATAACTGATGATTGTGACCAAGCACAAACACATGACCATCACTATATACCGCAGCCATTCTATCAAGTTCAAGGTCGCCATTCTTTGCGCCACTCTTTCCATGGCCACTGACAATGTTCCAACTAGTTCCTTGAATGTCGAATTGAGCGTATCCTGGATATCTGAAATACGGGACATTTAACTCCTTTGCTAATGTTTTAACTACATCGAAATCTAATATAGTAAAACTTCTTAAGAAATCATGATTTCCACCCCTTAACCAAAGACATTTATCTTTTATCGAGTCTACAAGTTCTATAAAATGCAGATACTGTTCATCTGGCGGTATATTCTGACCTCTCTGGTTTATAGCCTTATAGCCAGGTGGGATAAGTTCTAATAAATCACCGTTACCAAACCATTTTGCATTATCATCCCTCTGTATCTTATTTACTGCCTGTTTGAACTTCTTCGTATCATGCTCTATAGCACCTACATGAATATCAGTTAGACAATGAAGATTTATTGTAGTATCTGATTTGTATTTAAATACTTGACCAGGTCTTATCATCCCCTTTTTATCTGGTGGATGCATATCAATAAATGAATCTATAGGTACATCAAAATTTCTTGTGCAGGAATTGCAAATCATCATTTGCACTACTCCTACTTTTTTTCGATTACGCCTACCGTTCTTCTTTAAGAATGTTGACGAGCAACGTGGACATATCATTGTTCAAAGCTCTCCCGCAATTCTTTTTGTTCTCTTGTGGCTCCTTCAAGTTCATCATTTGAGAACCCTTGGAACATACCAAGAATACCTACTTCTCTCTGCTTAACAGTAATTCCAGATGTCCCAACAATCTTGCCTAACTCTTTAGCCGACTGCAATATTATATTGTCGTCTTCACTAAAATCTGCAAGATACTTTAACTTACTGAGTATATACTCATGGTCTATACCCATCTCTTTTGCAACATCCAATACTGACTTTTCTATTTCTTTCATTATTCTTTCCTGTTTTAATAATATAGTAGCTTTTTTACGGGCCTTCTGATTTGATGTTTCCATATAAGCATTTTTATATGCATCAACAGCGCCCATACCAACAATCACATTAGTAGTGAACACCTTTTCTTTATTCGTCACAGCCCTCCTTTCTTTTACTCTTTTACTGGTATCCTTTATAGTCTTACTGAAAGTGTATCTGTTGGCATGAGAGCTAAAGTCCGTATCCATCTTAACATTTCCTCTGTTAAGAAAACTGCCAACTACAGTCCTTACCCAGCCATCAGCATACTTGTAATTTTTCCTGTCACCAGGATGACTCACTTTATTGCTTACTTTAAGTAACTGGACAATACGACCATCATCAGAATAAACCCAATCACCTTCACTGGAATTTCTCCAATTGTCATTAACGACTCCTTTGGGATTAGATGCTTTAAACTCCCCAATATCATCGTATACATAATGAGCTATCCCTTTAACACTTTTCTCTTCCAAGCTCTCTCCCAATAGTTATAGACATACCTCTCGATTCCTCTAACTGCTCAACTAAATTATCAATTAGAGAATTGACTTCTTCTGGTATCATGAATACTTTACCATCAATTTCTATAGGACTACAATACTCCGCAATTGTGTTCAATATTGCTTCCTGAGTCCTGAGTCCGTATCCCGACAACGCTTTTAACTCTTCAGCCATATTTTTTATACCTTTATAACCCAACCCCTTAACCCAACCACCACCCCTAATCTAACCTAAATTTTTACTATATATCAAGCCTATTAGAATATAAAATACCTAAAAAAACTACATGATTTTGAAGCACGTCCTTTTACCCACTATATATCCGTATAAACGGATTTTACTATTTGTATTTTTAGTTAATTTTCATTTTAATTGAATTTATTAGTAATTATTAATCATTAACCAACAGGAGTCAACTCATGACTAAATCTCAACAAAGCCTGTACGAGAAGTACCAGGCCCAACTAGACGGCCTACTTGACAACCATTGGGACACCTATAAGGGTGCTCCTCTGCAGCGTCAGTGGGACAAGATGTTTGGTATGTCTATACCGAGCAAGAATGACCTAACCAGGGCCCTGCAGTCTAACATACAGTGCCTATCAGCGATGTGCGAACGTCGTACTGGTAAGGCCCTGTGGTCTACCGAACCTGAAGAGACACTGAAGGGAGGGCCAGTGGACTAGAGTGGATGAGACGGACGGAGCACAGGTGATAGCGTGCTCCTTTTTGTTTGTTTCATGCTGCTTGGTGTGAAATAAGTGATATCAAATAAGGGCTGGCTGTTGCTATGCTGACATGGAATCGCCAGAACGCTACATGTTCCCAATACGTAAGAGCTGGCCCTTTATTTTCTCATAATTTGCCTATAACTTGGGCATCAACTGTTGTGGAGGACACAATGACTAAATATATCTGTAAAACATTTGCTGGTTATGCTGAGTGTGATGAGTGGCAGAGAGACCACCCGTTGTATGAAATAAAGCACCTAACATGTGAGAACCCTTACATTGTAGTGCTTGAGATGCCTGTGTTATCTCATGACTTTGTTCCAATTAATAGTACTATAACTCGTGATGAGTTTAAGTTGGACAGTCGTGATGGGTTAACACCTAAGTGTGATTCAGTTGATTACATCGAAGCTGACAACTTTGATGATACTATGACTGCTGATTACAGTACTTTCGATAATAACTATGAAGGAGCTTGGAAATGAGAAATTGGAAGGTAATTTACATCGGATTAAAAAGTCTAGGGAGGACTAATAATGGACATTGACCATTTAATCAACATTGGTATTTATCTTGTTACGTGTGGCGTGATAATAGTTGCAGCTACAGAACTAATTTTCAACAAGTCTAAGGAGGACTAACATGGTAACAATCAAGGAATTACAACTCAGTGTACCTGACAAAATATTAGATGTCTACACTGAAGGTGATGTGACTGTAATTGTCATACCTACTGGCAGGGTAAAAATATTACCTAAACACAAAAAGCTTAAGCTGGGATACTCACTGAGAAATGGTGGTAGAAGGACAAAATATACATTGCCTAACAATGGTATACATTATCCTGACTGGTTAATGCATGAAACAAGGATTGAACATGAGCTGAATATCATAAACAATAGGCATGGAAAGGTGCAGGAAAGATGGAGGAAATAACACTATACCCATCCATGCTACACTATGGGGAGAAAATTGAAGCAGTTGATAAAATTAGACTGTTAATGGGTCTTAGTGGTTATTCTCGTAATGAATATACTATAGAACCTAATTTTAAATATATGAAGGTAGGTTATTGGAGACCGATATCTAATATTCAAATATCATATATTAATGAACATTCAGAACTTGCTGTTATAAAAGAAGAATCATGGTTTGATGATGATTGCGGTGAGTTATATGCATATGATATATTATTTTTACAAGGGGTTGTATAATTCCCGTCTAATCCACAATACACGGAAACGATCTCTAGTCCTCCTGGAGATACAGCCCCTTAATATTTGAGCAAGCACGATCGCAGAGGGCAGTGGGGTCTTCGGGCCCCCCCGCTTTGTAAACACTAACATGAGGTAAAACAATGTTTGGAGAAACAATAACAACACTTGATGTAATGAGTGCAATAGTATTTTTAATAATAATATTAGCTGCACTATCTTGGATATTAGAAGATAGAGAAAACACTAACGATTGGAAAAACTTATGAACTGGATACAAACTACAGCAGGTTTGCAGATGGCCAATGTAATAATTAAATATCTGCCAAGAATAACTTTATGTCTTGAACATTTAGCAAGCGCATCAGATAACGTTGTACCGAAAACACAACAACAAAGACAAACCAGAAAATATAACAATGTTGTAAAGTCGTACAAAGATGGAAAAATAACAACATTACACGCAAAAAAAATGTTTGAAGAAATATCAGGATTGAAAATCTCAATGGCTACTCTACGAAAAAACGGGTGCATCGGTAAATGATTGATACAATAATTCAGGGACATCCAACATTAATGAGGTTAAGAGAGATGTCTATTTCTATGGGAGTATATTCATGGTTTATAGAAGGTGCAGTCCTTTTATCATTTATATGGATAATACACTATATCTATAAAACAATAAACAGTAAGGAGACAAATAATGTCAAAATCTAAAGCAGTCCCAAGTTCACTCCAAATTTATCAAACACTAAACTTTGACGAGTTTGAACTGATAGAAAGCAACAGGCCTATTGATTGGAAGAAAGTTGAAAGAATGAGAGTAGAAATCCGTAGAAAGAATTTGTCAAGTTCTTACATAGTTTTATGTAATAGTAAATCTGCAAGTAAAAGACGATATGGATGCTCTGGCAAGAAATATGGTGTTGTAGATGGACAACATAGGTTTCTTGCATATAAATTGGAAGAAGTTAAAATGTTCTATCAGATAAACGATAGTGTCACTTTAGATGATATTCCAAGAGCTGCAGCTCAGCAAGATTCGTGGAAACTAACTGATTTTCTTCACCATTACTGTGTAAGAGGATTTGGTGAATATAAAGCTTTCAAAGGCTATATGGTGAGAAACAAGTTTCCGGCAGCAACAACTCTGGTAATACTTTGTGGAGATAGAAGCACATACGCAAGAAGAAAGTTTATCAATGGAGAACTTGAAGTTAGAACAAATTGGACTATAGCTAATGATTTTGCTGAAGCTGTTCATCAGTTTAGTAAGCTTATTAAGTTTGCGCGTCAGTCAAGGTTTATTGAAGCATACTATATCATGTTTAAGAACAAAGAATATGACCACAGTAGAATGATGGCAAGGATGGAATACATGGCAGGCTCAATGAAAAGACAATCTGACACAAAACTTCATCTTGAACAGTTAGAATATGTTTATAACTATAAATCCAGGGAAAAGGTGCAATTTTCATGAATAAAAGAGCTCAAAAAGAGTGGGAAAAAGCCTGTAAGGAAGAACAGGAGCTTAAAGGATATGTAGCGGCTGAAACATTATTTATACCAATTCTATCAGAAATGATTGATGATGGTATAATAACAGTCCACCAATCTAAAGAGTTCACAACTATTATGTCTCAAATGAAGAATAGAGACGCAATCAAATACGAACTATATAACAATCAAGAAGAGGAATAAAAATGACAAGTACAGATAATATTGGTGTTGATTCAACAGACAAAGAAGTTAACAGACTTGTGCAATTTGCAAGGTCATTCAGAGGTCAGTATATAATTTCAAAAGCTCTACATATGACTACTGAAACATTAAAGGCATTCGAGGAAAAGAATATGATAGAAGTAGCTGCTCCAAGTGACAGAGCTGATATGGAGTATTTACTTAAATTATATCCAATATATAGGACAGCTAGAAGAGCTTTAGAAAAAAGTATGAAAGAAAAGGAGAAAAACTAATGGGATTCGATTTGTATGGAATAAAACCTGAAAGTGATATTCCGAAGCCTGATGAACCTGACTTTGGAAATGATAAAGAAGGCACAAAAGCATATTTTGCATGGCAAAACAATACTCCAGGCGCATATTTTAGAAACAATGTATGGTATTGGAGACCATTGTGGGAGTTTATAAGTGATAACTGTGCAGATATAATAACAGAAAAAGACATAGAAAATGGAGCATCAAATAGCGCACATAAAATATGTAAAACTAAAGCCAGGCGAATTGCTGCAAGAATAAGAAGGTTAGATA